TTATAAAAGAAGCGTCCGACGCGAAGGCGGTAAACCCCAACCTTGACCCTGAAGATGTTTCACAAGCCGGGGCCAATGCTATTAATCGATTCCGACAATCTCAGACAAAGGGATATAACCCTCAGAGAAAGTTGCAATCTGAATATGCCAAAGATACCGAAGAGCTGGCTAAATTCGAGTCCAAATCTGGGCAGAAGGCTACGGCGGTGCAGAGACTGAATCAGGAGCAGTATAACGCTGACCCAAAGACACTGCCCAGATACTTCTTTAACAGTCAACAATCAATTCGGGATGCCAAAGAGTTGACTGGCAATCCCCAATTGGTTGACAGACAGGCTGCGGACTACACTGCACGGTCGATGCAGGGACAGTCTGCGGCTCAAGCCAAGAAGTGGGTGCGCGACAACCAAGACTGGATGAGGGAGGTTCCTGGACTGACGGCTAGGGCCAATGCCTATGCCAACAAGCTGGAACAAATCGAGCGTGTGAACAGCAAACTCACCGCGAGAGCCACCACCAAGGCCAAGGAAGCCGAGCAAACTCGGATTGCAGGCACTGCGGCGGCCGAGGCTGAACGTCAGGCCGGCATCCAGCGGGCATCGAAGGCGGCTGAGGGTGCTGCTGCTACACAGCAAAGGTTGGCTGAGGAAGGTTCCAAGGCCGCTACCGCGGCGCGTGAAGAGAAGTTTGCGCCGGCAAAGGGGCTGGAAACCATTCTCAAGAGCGGAGAGAGCCCTGAAGCCGTTCGCAGTCTTCTGTTGAATGGCAAGCCAGAGCAAACGAGACTGGCTGCGAGGTATCTGGCGGGGCAACCGGGGGGCAAAGAGGTGCTGGAGCAGAGTGTGCGGCAAACGATGCGCAATATGACCGAGGGCAACCTACGCCAACAGTGGACGGAGCGGATTCGGCCGATGCTCGCCGATGGCAAGATGATCCCACCGGAGAGGCTGAAAGCTTTGGAGAGTGACGTTAACCGATTACTGGCAGCATATAAGGGAAAGGATCGTCTATCATTAGTGCAACGACACATCGCCGCAGCTATTGGAACAGCTGCCGGTCCCAATACTAATTATTGATAGGAATTAAAGTGGATTAATTCCTACAATTGGAGCGAAAATGCCACGATTCAGTGACCTACAAACCGATTCCGAGAGACTGGCTTTTGTGAAAGAGAAGCTAGAGAAGGATGACAGGTGGATTGCCCGTGGCATTCTCGTTCTCTATTCGATGCAAACGCCCAAAGAGAGGCGTGGGCGGAAGACAATCAAGGCAAATGGCAAAGGCTTCTCTTCCTGGGATGCCGAAATTCTCACTCGGGCATGTCGGGAGCTTCTTCACCGCAATGGTGACCATGCGTGCCACTCGACACAGCAACCTTTTGCCTTGTGTGACTACATGTCGGAGCATCTGGAAAGGGCGTGTCGAGCGAGGATGCCCAAATATGCGGCGCAATTGCTAGAGTATTCGGTAAAAAGTACCTATCCGAGGTGATAGCCAATGGCTATGGGAACCGTCCGGGCCATGATATTTTCGAATTCTCACGATGTGAAATCCCGGAGGCCAATTTTGGAAGGTTTTTATGCTACCCTGGAACCCGGAGCGCGGATGGCGCGGTTTGCTTTTAAGAATATAGAAGAATAGGGCGGGCGCTAGGGGGTCGGTGGCGAATGTGCCGGAGTAGGGGATTGCGAGAGATAGTCAGTGTTTTGCTCCCTACGGTCGTTATTTGTAGGAATTAATCTACTTTAATTCCACCAAATAAATGGCGCACCCTAGCTATGGGTGTTAGGATTGCAGGCAATGGCTTCACTCGCAACGGTTTACTGCTTTGGCGCCAGCCTCCGGCTGGTCAACATTGGTTCACCTCCCCTATATGCGAATCCTGCTTATCGACCCCACCGCCTCTTTCCTCGACTTTGCCTTGCGCTGCGAAGCCCAAGGCCATGAAGTCCGTTGGTTCCTCGGGCCAGACAAACTCGCGGGCGGGGGTCGCTACACTGTCGGCGATGGGCTGATGCCGAAGATTCGGGATTGGCGGACTAGCATGGGATGGGCCGATCTCATACTTAACAGTGATAACTGTAAGTATACGCATGAGCTTGAGGGCTACCGGAACCGGGGTTTCCCCCTCTTTTGTGCCAATCTCGAATGCACCGCATGGGAATTGGAGCGCATGAAGGGCCAGCAAGTCTTCAAAGATTGCGGAATTGTCTGCCCCGACGTAGTTGAGTTCAAACGATACGATGAGGCCATCGCGCATCAGATGGCTAATATGGACAAGCGCTATGTGTCGAAGCCTTGTGCTGACGTTGACAAGGCCCTGTCCTATGTGTCGAAGGGTGCCCCCGACATGCTCTTCATGCTAGAACATTGGAAGAAGAGTGGGAAAAAGCCCGTTCCCTTTATCTTTCAAGAATTCTTCCCTGGCATTGAAATGGCCGTGGGAGGGTGGATGGGCCGCGATGGCTTTGCTGAGCACGTTCTGGAGAATTTCGAGTTCAAGAAGTTCATGAACGATGACAAGGGGGTCAACACGGGGGAACAGGGCACGGTGATGCGGTATGTGCCGATGGGGGAGAGTTCGCTGGCGAAGGCTTTGCTCGCTCCGCTCGAAGGTCGGTTGATTCGCGAAGGGTACACTGGCTACATTGACGTTGCAGTCATGATTGGCAAAGACGGGTCTTTGTGCCCCCTTGAGTTCACCTCTCGTCACGGTTGGCCCCTCTTTCAGATCCAACAGGCCTTGCACCCTGATGTTGCCAACTGGATGCTTGACCTCCTGCATGGCAAGGATACTTTCCGTCCCTCGACTGACATTGCCACGGGGGTTGTGGTGACGATGCCAGAATTCCCATACAGTCACATTACCCGAAAAGAGGTCACGGGCTTCCCTGTGTGGGGGATCAATGCGGGCAATCGCTATAATATTCATCCTGCTGAAATGATGCTTGGCGAGGGGTTCAATGAGAAGGGTCAACGGGAGCCGATGATGGTGTCGGCTGGTGACTATCTTCTTATTGCTACGGGCACGGGGAAGACGATTCAACAGTCGAAGAAGCGGGCCTATGATGTGATCGATGAACTGGAGATCCCCAATTCCCCGATGTATCGGACTGACATTGGCAATCGGCTTGAGAAGCAATTGCCGAAGCTTCAAGCCCTTGGCTATGCTTCTTCCTGGGAGTGGTAAAGTATGAGCCAGAAAGTATCCCCGGTGCCGCCGCATGGTGAGCCGGATAAACGATGGTTGGATGCGATGGTCGCGACGGTCAATGATGCCTATGCCGCGACGTGCACCACGTCCACACGTCCACCGAACCCGGTGATCGGTCAACACACATTCGACACCACGATAGGCCAACCTATTTGGTGCAAATCTTTGAATCCGGTGGTATGGGTCAACGGAACTGGAACAACGGTTTAGGGATATTTGTAGGAATTAATCTACATTAATTTGGACAAATAAATCATATGGCCGGCCGGGCAGACTTCTTCAAGAGCGGTTCCTGGAACGCAACGTGCGATCTGTGCGGGGCGAAGGAGAAGGCCGACCGTATGGAGCTGACGTGGAATGGATTGTACACTTGCAAGCATCACAAGGAGAGGCGCAATCCGCAGGATTTCCTGCGTGGTGTGAAGGATAACCAGACCGTCCCGTGGTCCCGTCCATGGCAGCCTCCGTTGTGTGACACCACTTCATTTCCCTACACTGAATATTGCACCCTTCAAGGTAAGAATGCCATCCCCGGTTTTGCTATACCAGGCTGTGCCGAGCCTGCTTATATCAACACTGCTTTCTATCCCTCGATTGTGCAATGGAGAGGCTGGGCTATCCAAGACACCTATGGTTGCCCTATCCTTGACACTAATGGTCAGATGATATTTCCCCCTGATACACCCTCTGCCACAAATCCGCCCGGTCCGTATGGCCTTCTTGGCAGCCGTCTTGATATCGATTTCTATCTGGATGTTTCGATCCTGCTATGACAGTCAATTCAAATTTCGCAAAAGGTCAACTCCTCACAGCGGAGGACTTGAATAGCGCGTTTGCGAATGTGGCGACTGGCGTGAGCATCACGCAGTTCGGCGCGAGTACTGACCTGGCCGACAATGGCCCCGCGATTCAGGCCGCCATCAATTCGCTGATGGTCACGGGTGGTGTCGTGCGCATTCCGAGCGGTCACTGGATGGTGACGACGGAATTCAGCCTGTATTCGAACATCACGCTGGAAGGCGAAGGCGACGCCACCATTCTGGACTATACGAACCAGACGACCGGCAACTTCATGAACGCAACGGGCACCTACGGCACCGAGTATCCGATCGCTGCTGAGGTGGACTCAAACGCTACCGCTATTACTACGGTCAGCGCGACAGGGGCCAATGTCGGCGATTGGTACATCCTGAAATCGCAGCGCAATGATCTCACTGAGGATGCCGGTAGCTGGCAGCTCGGTAATGGCACGGCGGGTGCGTCGCAGGGTTCCTACTTTGCTGAAGTGCTTCAAGTCGATGCAATCACCAGTTCCACTGCGTTCAACTTCTATCCGGGCCTGATTTTTCCCGGCTACAGGCCGGATGCGACCCAGGACCCGAACTCCTACCGCGCAGCCGCTACGCTCGCCAAGGTCACATGGGCAGAGAACGTACACGTGCGCAACATGCGCATTATTGCGGGCCCGGGTCCGCTTTCCTCGGCGGGTCAGAATCGCCTCTTCTTCCTGTATGCGAAGGACTGCTCGGTTGAAAACGTGAATGTCTCGCTTGGCTTGAATCCCGGCAACATCATCCGGTTCGAGCAGAGCTATAACTGCATCGGGCGCAACTGCGTACACGAGCATGCCATCAATGCGCCGATTACGCCGAGCAACAAGGCAAACTACAACACATTCTCTATTGCATCATCATGGTACTGCGGGTTTGAACGCTGTACATCAATTAACGGCTCGCAGTGTTACGACATTACATATGGCACTATCGAAAATCCGGCAATGTTTTCGTTTGTCCATGATTGCATGTCGATCAACTCGGCAATTGATGGTCTTACGTCGCACTCCGGTTGCTATGGCTTGAGCTTCCTGCGCAATACTATCCTTAACTGCCGCGGCGTTGGCATCCGCGTGCGCAGCAGGAATGCGCAGGTTGAAGGAAATAAAGTTTATGGGCTTGGAGCTAATTCTGGAATTATCCTTTCAGAAGGGTGGCCAGTGGAAGTAAACATAGTCGGAAATGAAGTGTATAACTTCGGGTATGGCGTTTATGTTGATGACATTATGTATCCGAACGGCGCGCCTGACATTGGCCAGCCGCCATTCGTACGAAACCTTCTCATCAGCGATAATGAGGTATTTGGGTGCGGGCAGGCAGTATATTTGAGTCATACAACTTCGACATACATCCCGAATTACAATTGTCAGATCAGCATTAAAGATAACTTGCTGTCTAACAATCAGCGCAATGCTATTTACGTTGAAAATTATATCAATGGCGTAATTATCGAAGGCAATGACTGCTTTGGGGGTTTGACTTTTTCAGGTGTCGGATATATCCAGATTCAGGCTAATTCGGTTCGGCACGTCATCAATAATAATAGACTGGACAACCCCGGCGCGGCCAACTACGGCATCCGCTTCGAGGGCGGCATCACCGACACGACGACGTTCCCGCCTGCTACGTTCCCGACCGCACAGATCAAAATGTTCAACAACCCGGTGACGGGTACGTTCCTAGCAGCCACGTCCGGTCCGTCATACGCGCCGAACTACGTCCCGGCGGGGGCCGGATACAGCAACACGACCTACAGCATGAGTTCGGCGACGGTTTTCGCTGTAGAACAACTGAACTCAAGCAGTAACGGTATTGTGTCGCTTATCACGGACAGAGCAAAGTCGGGCTACATCATGTTCGGTGACCAGGACGCACAGTTGCAAGGCGGTCTGAATTACGACAACAGTACCGATATTCTGTACTTTTATGCCAGCGGGGCATCGCGCTTTCGTACATCAAGCACATATATCGCCCCGACTTCAGACAATGCCTATACGCTAGGGGCCTCAAATTTCCGGTGGTCCACCATCTTCGGTATGACCGCGACTTTATCCGGTCCTATTGCGCTGGCCAAGCCAATCACGATCACTGGAAGC